CGTGGAACTGGATGTGCCCTTCGTTACCAACTGCTGCATTCGATGCCGATACTGCTGCTTTAAGGTGTGCAAACGTTACCGTTCTCATACCACCGCTATCACCCTTGGAAGCAGATACGATTAAAACATCTGCATCTTCGAGATGTGCAATATCGTTTCTTGCTTGAAAAAGGTCTAAGTGACCAACTTGTACTGAACCTGACTGTATTTTGTCTCTTGTAATAACTGACGTTCCAAGCTTTGCAGTGGTAATCGCGTTATTTGCTAAGAGTTTTGTGCCTATTTTTGTTTTAGCCATTATTTTGCTCCTATAAAATATTTATTTGATTTTTAACTGAACAAAAACAAACGACATACTAAACTGTTAAGAAAAAAGAACCTTCTTTAGGTTGCGGACGTTATTATCAAACCTACTAAACTCTGAATTTAAAAACTCTAACGAAAGAGCATGGCACTCACCTGAACGGTCATCAAACTCAAAATGAAACTTTCCTGAATCGAGTCTTCTACATCTAATAAGATTAACTCCCTTTAGTTGCAAGTATGCTGCGATTCCAATATCTGATGTTGTAAAATTCATATACTACCTCTAACCCTAATTAGTCCTTAATCCTTTACAAATGCAAGATTTCCATTATTATTTTCAGACATGACAATTGTGTAATTAGCATTAAGATCCAATCCGTACTGTCGCTTCAGTGATTCTATCCACTGTTCATTGTTTCTTCTGACTTCTTCGATCTCTTCTAGCAAAAGTATTTTTTGCACTTCATGATCTCTCATGTAAATACCGTACTCTGTCAACTTTTTGTTCATGCTTTCCCTAGAGTTAAAAAATTTGGATGTGTCTTCTGCAGAGAACTCTACATATGAATCATCAAACTCCTCTTCCTCTTCCTCTTCTTCGATCTCTTCTTCCAAGTCCTGAAGATCTTCTTCAGACAAACCCGACTTAAGAGTTTCGGATGCTAATAGTGCTCGATTTGCTAAATCTGGATTTTCCTCTTTAAGTTCATCAAGCATATTTAAAAGTTTATTTAAGACTGACATTTTTACTCTAACCTCCTCTAAAAATTAACTAATCTTTTATGTAACTAAATAGTATGTTCGCTTCATTTTCTGGTGGTTCTTCAAACGTAACAACTCTACCACTTAGAGTATAGTCATTGTCTGCACCAATTCTCATTAAAACACCTTGGTTAAACACCATTAGCGTACCTGCAACAAAAGTCTCTGGTACAGTAAACTGGGTGGTACTTCCATTTGCAGTCTCAGTTGGCGTCTGTGCAACCTTATAGTTATTTACAGTGACGGTGCCTGCTGCTGTACCGCCGCCTCCGCCGCCGCTACCACCTGAAGATGCTGCAGCGGATGTGGTAACTGCACCTGGATTTCTAACTTGTCTCTGGTTCATAATTGGTGATCCTAGTTGCTCTATCGGCAAACCAATATCGATGCCCTCAAGTCCATACAATCTACCAACTGCTGGATCTAAATCATCCCTAAGCGCTACTCTTTCTCTGGGGATCTTTACTTCCACAATATTCTCTCTAATTGAAAAGTTTGGACTATTTCTATTTAAGTCTTCACCAGTCAACCACCCAAGGACATCAATGTTCAATTTTGTTTCAAATTTTCTTTCTTCGTTAGAAAAGGAACTGATATTATTAGAGTGATTGTAAGAATCCTGTATGAACGCCTCATATCTCAGTCGACCGTTTTCAAGAATCACATAATTGATTCCACCAGGTTTTGTTATGAACGGTGTCATAATTTGATTCATTTGCTGCTGATACTCCGCTCTCATAGTAATCTCATAGTCTACTGAAATATATACTGGTAGTGGTATTGTAACAGTTTGATACACTATTTTATTGTTCTTTCCTGCAAAATTTAATTGTCCTCTTCTTTTGTACATGCTCGCGTTAGCAAAATTCCCAGTCTTATCTTGATTGATTCTTCTCGAAACGGATATAGAACCACCCCTTGTTTTGTCGAGTGGCGGAATGTTAGCGTAAACAGTTCCTTTTTTAGACAGATCTTTTACTACATTTTTTCTTTCTATCGTAATGATTGGAAGAACAAGCGTTCCATCAGAATCTCTAAATCTACTGTCCTTCTTGCTTTGAAATAACCTTTCTGCTGATGTCCACACAACTGGTACTTTCTTGAATCCGTTCGAGGTTATGCATTTTATATCCATTACCTCATTGACAAAATTGTACATTGCAACATCGATTGTTTCTATCGTAGATATTGGAAAAGGATTTTGTTCAATTTTTCTTGGTTTTGTTTTGTTTAGAACATCTTTCATAATTTACAGATTGTATTTAACAATCTCCTCCTCCGACAAAGATGCCCTCTCTCTTGGTATCTTTACTTCCACAATATTTTCTTGTGATGGTTGCTGGGGTGTTAAATCGTTTACTCCGTCTCCAATCAAGTAACCTAAAACCTTTATGTCGAACTTTGTTTCAAACTTTCTCTCCTCATTGGAAAAATCACTTATATTGTTCTCATGTCCAAAGTCTTGCTGCACAAACGCCTCATACCTTTTAGACTCATCATTAATAATGATGTAGTTGATTCCGCCTGGTCTTGTCATAAAAGGAACAATAATATCATTCATTTGCTGCTGATAGTCTGTTCTCACAGTGATGCTGTACATCACTGTTATGTAAACGGGGATCGGTATCGATACAGTTCTATATACAGTCTTCTGTGCAGGTTCTGGAAAGTTTAATTGACCTCTTCTCTTTTTGGCGTGCGCGTTTTTAAAATTAGCAGTCTTGTCTTGAACAATATATCTTGCCATTGGTATACTTCCGCCTTTAAGTTTTGATGTCGGAGGAATGTTTGCCCAGACCGTACCTTTTTCAGATGGGTTTTTAGATATAGATGTTCTCTCAACAGTTATCAAAGGCAACACTAAAGTTCCATCTGCGTCTCTTACACCCTCCCTTCTTTTGCTTAGGTTTGCTCTTTCGGATGACGCCATGATTACAGGGACCTTCTTGAATCCTTCATTTGAGTGAGAAAAGATATTCATCTGTTTATCAATAAAGTTATAAACAGCAGTGTCTATGTTCTCTATTGTTGATCTAGATAAATTCTTTCTCTCTAGTTTGTTTAATGGATTACTGAAAGGTGTCTGATTATCCATTAAATAATCCCTCTCTTGCCTTAATGCACTCTGCTGTGATCTCTACCATGTTCTCTCTTTGTCCAAATAACTGTTTTGGTTCATTCAGTGTGGCTATCTCATAAAAAGTCTCACCGTACAAAACAAAGTCACCCTCTCTAACAAAGAGGTTCTGGTCTTCTGTTAATCGTCTTTTGTGAAAATGCACAACAATCTTTGGCAATCTGTCAACCCCGAGGTTCGTGGTTTGAGTCTCGTATCCTTGCCACTCTACTAAAGCATAAACCCTTATTGGATTTAAAAAAGATTTATTAAGTGCCTCACCGTATACTGGATGGAAGTTTGTTTCTTCGATAGATATTGGATAGTACAATATCTGCTGCCCAATGACTCTTTCGATAACTTCATCACTTACCTGCTTTACAAGATCGCGTTCTTTCTTGCCAGTAAACAGCGGTGGTGGTGGCGCGTCTGGTTGATTCCATTTGTTATCTGCCATAATTTATTACCCCACATACACCGAATAAGGTATTCTTTGCAAAACTCTTTCTGCACTTTCAACTGTCTCTGCTTCCTGTGTCGCAAGTCTGGAGTATGTCATCTCAGCAAGAGTTGTCTTCAATTCTTCCCTTAGAGCATTCTGCTCTTCTTTACCCTGTGATACAAGTTCTGAACCATTTAACGTTACACTTTCGCCAGGAATTGGGATCGAAGCAAACTTTGACCTAACTAAACCAAGCATTTCTTTCGACAAGGCAAGAGCAAATCTTCTAATCCACTGCTTACCGATTGAGTTTATTGCGTCATATGGAAGATTGGAGAATGGGAGCGTATTCATATTGTTCACGCCGTCAATCTTTGATCTGCCGTTCGTGTCATCTTCGATTGGACCTGATGGAATTGAAAAATCGACCCACATCTTTTTTGGTCCACCCGAATATGGAATCGGAAATAATCTTAGTTTATTGTTCTTCAACTCATAAGAGTAGTGCGACATTCTTGTATATATTGCGTCCTCGAATGCCAATGCC